AATAAACAGTCCCTGGCCCATAATGATCGCTGAAATAATAATTAGTTCTATTGTAGCTTCAGCTGCCCCTATAACATTATGGTGGAAGTCTCGCCGTTGGAGGTCCGTAACGAGGACCGAAGAACAACGGGGTGTTTCCCTGATTCGAGCAATGGATGACCAAGACGACTACACCTCTGTGTTAGCCGATTTCCTGGCCTCCACTACCGTTTATCTAGAAGAGCCTCTCCCTGATTCGTCAGGATACGAGTTGCTCGCAGTCGGGAAGAGGTCACAGTTCCGTCTCCTTAAAAAGAGGAGCAGAACGCCCTCTGCTGAATCCACTTCAGCGACTTCGTCGGAAGTCACCGAAACCCCGACCCCCCCCCGTCCCTTAAACTTCTCCCGATTAAGTCCCGTGGAGCAGCTTCTGGTCGCCTCCGAATTGATCGGAGGACCTGCCCAGTTGCACAAGCACACCGGCAAGTCTGTTGTTGTCACAAGAGAAACAACAGACAACAACCACTTTAAACTCGCCAAGCAATTGGCAGACGAGTGTAGGTTGGCACTGGTTGTTGAAGATTACACCAAAGCCAATGATCTAGTGGTTAAACAGTGGATGAGAATGAAAATGAGGGATATTCCTTCTTTGAGGAAGTCACACCAGCTAAAGATAATAGGGCTGGCAGTGGTAATGGTGTTCACTCCAACAGCAGATGATGTGGAAACATCGGTGTTGATGAACACGAAGGCCGTGATGGATAGAAGGTTTGAGATGGAGAGGACAAAGCATTCCCGCATTGGCGGGATCTTTGGATGGTTCACCGGCCGCCGTAGGGTGGAGGGGCCATCAGCCTCCCGCTGAGGGGGCCTACTGTTAATACCTGGAGTGGATTCCCCCAGGAGCAATGCTCCTGACCACCCCGATTTGAAGGTACAACAGTGGGGAAACAACCGTAACAAAGTCCGGAAAACATATCTTTTCACAGGAATTTCACCTGTTTCAGATGTTCTTTGTTACAACAATACTATATTAGGTATGGAACGAGCGTTGAAAGAGAGGTTGTTCTACATCCCGGATGGGTCCGGTGGATGGTTGAACAAGCCCACTCACGACGAAGGGGTCATCATGGACAAAATGAGGCCGTTCCTTGAAGCTATGAAGCCGTTAAGTGCGTATACTCACCCTTGGACTAGAGAGGAATTTTCCCTCTCTTACACCGGTCAGAAGCAAAATCGGTATCTGAGAGCTTCGGAACAGCTAAACCGTGATGGCCTCAGGCCTAGAGATTGTGACCTCAAATTTTTTATGAAATTTGAGACGTTCAACAACATGACCAAGCCTGATCCTAGTCCTCGGGGCATCAACCCCCCCGATGACAAGTACTTAGTTGAATTTGGGAGATACATCAAGCCCATAGAAAAATTGGTGTACAAAAATGTTGCGTCGTTGTTTGGATACGACGTGATCGTCAAGGGAATGAATCAGCAGGATCGTGGAGCGCTGATATATCAGTCCTGGACATCCTTCCATGACCCAGTAGCCGTTATGCTAGACGCATCCAAATTTGAGCAGTCAGTCAGCACAGAGTGTATTGACTTTGAGTCTCTGTTATACTCCGAGTATTACAAGGGGGACAAATTGTTCAAATACATGATGCGTAAGCAAAGAAAGTACCGGGGTAAGGCCCGGTCTACGGATGGAAGTTTGTCGTTTAAGGTGGAAGGGGTTAGAGCTAGTGGTATGAATAATACCGCTTTGGGCAATTGTGTAATATCTGCAGGGTTTTTGTTCGATATCAGACGAGAGTTAAGAGAGAATGACAAAACGTTTGATTTCAGAGCCCACGTGGACGGCGACGACGTCGTTGTTATAATGTCCAAAAGGCACTGCGAGCGGTTCAGATCGTTCGCCAAACCCTATTATCTAGAGGCTTCGTTTAGAATGAAGATGGAGAGCACTGTTGATGTTATAGAACACATCGATTTTTGTCAATCCAGGCCGGTCTTTGATGGCGACAATTATGTCATGATCAGAAACATGAAGGCATCCCTAGCTAAAGATGCAGTTTCAAAGAAGCCTCTCACCAGTGGCAAGATATTCCAGAAATGGGGTGCTGCTGTTGGTCAGGGTGGAATGTCCTGCACCGGAGGGATCCCGGTGCATCAGGCATACTATAACTGCATTCTTAGATCCTCAAAAGGATCTAAGCCACTATTGAACGACCCGTTGCAGCGTAGCGCACGTTACAAAACAATGGGCATGACGAGAGCGTATGCGAAGGTCACTCCGGAAGCAAGGTGTAGCTACTGGCTGGCTTTTGGGATCACACCCGATGCACAAGAGTGCGTCGAAAAAGAGCTTGATTGCTACAATATCGAGTTCGGTGTCCCCACGCAACATTTGATTAAGCATTTAGTCTTGCCGTGGGGGCAAGACTAATGCGAGCCTGTCGTTACCAGGTTCCCGTAGGATTTTAAAGAAGGAGTAACGCCCTCCCGAGATCCAGTTAGAGCGACATTCCCGGAAGGGGTGCCTCCCGGACAGAGATGTCACAACGGGAGCAGACGCCCCGCGGTCGGTGAATGGCTAGGACACGGTTAACGTAGATTATACTGTCCTAGGGGGATGTCATATGCTTGCCGCCCGTGGAGCCACGGGTAGGTTTGTTTCTTTTCATTGGGTTGTCGACCATAATGGACCAAAACGGTTTCCGTGCTAAACAAAACGCCGAGAGACTGCACGGCTCCCCCCTGGATTTAGGGTTGGTCGGTGATGTACAGTCCCTTTAGTCATGAGGTATCCAATACAATGACAAACAGAAAGAACAAACAAAAGAAAACAATGCGTAGCAAACAGGGCATGAACATGGCCTCTTTGAAACGCGAAATCAACAAAATCAAGAACAAGCCCAGTAAGCCCACGCCATTCTCGGATGTGGGTAGCCATTTGGGTAACATGCTTGGTTTTAAAGACCTCGGTCGTGGTATTGGTGGTGTTATCGGCCGTATTTTTGGGTCGGGAGACTACACCACCAATTTCGATACAGTTAGGGGAAATGCCCTAGCTACAGATCAGGTTCCCGCTTTCGGTGGGGAGTCCACAATTATCACTCATCGCGAGTATGTGAAGGATATTATTTCTTCATCCGTTTCCGGATTGTTCAAAATCGAAGCTTTTCGATTGAACCCTACTAATGATGAGTTGTTTCCGTGGTTGTCCACAATCGCACAGAATTATGAAGAGTATTCGTTTCTCGGCGTAGTGTTTGAGTTTAAGTCCATGTCTGGACACTCCGTTGCATCTACAAACACCCAATTGGGTTCAGTTTTCGTTGCCACGCAATACGACCCTTTGAAACCTGCCTTCACAAACAAGATAGCCATGGAGAATTATTTCTTCTCGCAATCTACTGTGCCCTCCCAATCCATCTTGCATGCAATAGAATGCAAGCCTGACTCGGCCCCCATTCGAACTCTGTACACTAGCGGAGCGACTACCGGGGACAAGAGATTCGAAGATTTCGGTACTACTTATGTAGCGTCCCAGGGTCTCCCTGGAACAAACGTTAACATGGGTGAGCTGTGGGTGACTTACAAGGTTGCGTTGAAGAAGCCCAGACTCTCTCAACTGGCATACAATGCCGGAGAGTCTATGGTTACATTGCACACCGAGTATAACACTTCAAATCCTCTGGGTCAGTACCAATCCACCAAGTATGGGGTCTTGTCTAACAAGATCGGCATAACTGGCACCGACATCACCATTAGGGAAGTCGCCATCAGAAACACCTTTTTGGTTAATCTGATGTGGAGCGGAGATGGATTTACCACCGGGGCTGGAAACACGCCGACTCTGTTTGTAACAAACGGAGTGATCTTGACCAACGACTACAGGAAAGCGGTTGCTGCAACCACTTACTCCTGCGGTGTTTCAGTGGTCATCAGGTCGAACACGGACGCTGTCGACACCTTGTTGCTGCAGGTATCAGGGGTAGACGGAAATTTACCTCCTTTGCCTAACAGAGTTTACATTAGAGTCACAGCAATCGATGATACCTCTGTCCTACCATAAGACAGAATTGTTTTCAAGCGCCTGAGTTGGCGCGATAACAAGTAGACGGGCCACCGAATCTTCTTTCGGGACCACTTTGCGGAGTGTTAAACCGCATCCTCGTGGACCAGAGGATTAAAATAGTCTAGGGACCAGAACAGCTCATCTTCTGGCGTTAGCGTACGAACACGCTAGGCGCGCCTACCTCGAGACGCTAACCTTGTTGAGAGGCGTTTCTTCAAAAATCCCGAATTAACGGGTGGGCTGGAGAGCGAGCATACATTCTAT